GTCCCTCACTCTGCGCATTGCGACGTTCATCAACAGGTCGTTCATCTCAGACTGCAACAGCAGACCGCTGGGCCCCGTGTTGTTCATTGCCGCAGTGACGGTTCCCGACACTACGACAACCCGATCAATCTGGAGAAACGCCCACAACGCCGCTGCCATCGGACTGACGAGACTGAGCTGAGCCGTCAAAGCCAGCACAATCTCCTCCTTGATGGATAGCCACTGCGTCAAATCGAACGCGCTCGCGTCCACGGACAACACTTGCCACGAGTCACCTCCTCCCTCCTGTGCCAAGCACACGGCAATGACCGTGTCGTCGCCGTTGTGCAAGACCTCAAAGCCGGTTTCCTGGGCCCGTCCAAGACGCTCCACCATCTTATCCGCTCCCCCATGTGCGAACGTAGCTCCTTGGAACGACGTGCCCTCATACGAGTGCACGTAGTTCTCCTTGAACTCCGCCAACTTCTGGGTGGCTTGCATGATGAGCATCTTCACCGAGCCGTTCAGCACGTTGTACCACCTCAGCATCTGCCCCTCCGCCTTCTTCAAAGAATAGTAATCGGCTTTCGCCTTTCCCATCACAACGAAGTACCACGGCTGAGCCTGCCGCAGATGAACCGCCGCGTTGTAAAACTCCAACGTGTCCTTCTTCACAATGAAGCGCGTCGACGCCCCAAAGAACACGGGAGCCAACTTCGCGTAGTGCTCCAGGAATCCCAACGCATCAAACGGAAGGGTCTGGCGCAACCTTATTAACTCCTTCTCCAACAGGTGTGCCTCCGCGACCGTGCGCGACAAAGGAACCTCCTTCGTGGCGTTCACCACATGAGGGAAGCCCAATCCCGCCTTTCGCACGATGCGAATCGACTCACCGGTCCCCGTGTCCACAATCGACAGAGGCTTCAGCGGCTGGTAGAACAAATGCCTCGTAGGAAACATTTGCTCAGTCACCGCCGCAGCCTCTTCCTTCGTCACCGGGAACCGTGTAAAGTCAGTTCGTCCCTCATCGGGGGTAACAAACTGCGCTATTCTCTGTAAAGAGTACGCAGGGCCCCCTGAGGCAAACACGGTCTGTTCCATCTTCGCACGGCAGGCCTCACGACCCGCCCACGCGAAGGGGCCGCTGACACTGGCCGGCATGTTAAGCCACAGTATCTGCACCGACTCCTCACCCATAGCAGAGCGCAGCCGGTGCGTAAACTTGCCAGACGAGTGAGCCAGCCGCCCCTTCTGATAGTCCTGACTCAACGACAC